AAGCTGATAACGCTAAGTTGAGGGAAGAACTTGATAAGGTAACTAAGGATAGAGATGATTTAAAGTCTAATGAAGAGTTATTGGATTATGTGGGTGAGTGCAAGGAACATGGGTATAGTTGGAATACAAGTGAAGAAAAACTTGGCAAGTGTATGTACTGCTTAATTGAAGAAATAGAAGAAGCTAATGAGAACCTAGAGTGGTGGTGTGAGTTGTCTCGTAGAGGATTAAGGGATGCTAAAGGTAATCAAATACACAATAACCTTAAAGAGTATCTTGCTGAGTTGGTTAAGAGTAAAGAGAAATACGGGTTATTAGAAGAAGCTAATATACTTTTATTGGAGAGGGTTCAATCATTCGAGAAGAAGGAGAATGGTTATTTAGAAAAACTGAGAGAAAAATATACATTGGTTGAGAAACTAGGAGATTTACAGCACCGATATAATGCACTCAATGAGAGGATAACGGTAGAGAATATAAAAAGTGCTATTAAGTACGCTAAGAATGATGATGGTGAACATAACGCATTTGAAGAAATAGTGAATGGTTTGATATTAAAAGATTATGGTTTGGATTTATTAGCACAGTCGGTAGTCCAATCAATCAAGGTTAAAGGAGAGTAGGTTATGGGTAATGAAATAGATAATATTTTTGAACATGAACATGAGGAAGAAGAAAAATGTATTTGCGAAGATTGCGGAGAAACAAAATATTTACAATTTGGGGTATGTATAAAATGTGGCGGGAATGTTATAGAGGTAGAAGATTAAGTCAATCTCTAACAAGTAGTTCTAAATAAGGGGTAGGATATGGATAAAAAATTATTAGTTGAAAAAGTAGCAGCAGGGCTTAGAAAGATAAAGCAAATTCCAGATTATATGTTGTTTATAGATAATAGCGAGGATTGGACTTGGGATGAAGCATCAATATTAGATATACCAGTAAGACACACAGGCGGTGATGTGATATTTCGTCCTTATGGTGATAGCGACTGCCCATTTATTCCTTGTTTTAATAGTCCTGTAGATAGTATGGTTAATGCTAATTTTGCTCGTGGTTATTATGAAGAGGGCTAACAAGTAGTTCTAAACCAAAGGAGTAAGTAATGGAAAAACTACACGACGATTTAAATAACCATGCTTTACATAAGATGATACATAGGGAGGGAGATGGTGATGAATAAAGAGGAACTAATTAGAGCTAGAGAGATAGTTAGAAAAGGTAGATATGAAGTCACATGGGATGATGAAAGTAGTAAGAAATATAGAGATGCCCTTCAATTGTTATTAGACCTAGCAGACCTCCACATTAAGTGTGGGGAACTATTTGGGGAGAGGGAAGTTGATTACGACCACAATGGAGTAACTTTTGTAGAGAGTTTGACTGATTGGCAAGAAGGCTCTAATTATAGGCTTGATGAATGCACAGCTATACTAGCTAAGAAGGTAGGAAACTTAGGGGTAGTGGCTCAGGCTTATTGTACTAAGAGGAATGAACACAAAGTATTAGACCCTGACTTATTAGAGGATATTATCAAGGTATTAACCAACCACTTTCTAGGAGAGGAGGGATAATGATAAGTGATAAAGTAATGGTAGGATTTTTAATAGCATACTTCCTATTATCAATAGTGTGCTTGTTTGAGAAGAACTATCCTAGAGCATTATACTGGGTAAGTGCAGGGTTAATCACTAGCTCTGTGTTATGGGGGATGAAATGAAGAAATATCAAATAATATATGCAGACCCACCTTGGAAGTATCAAGGTAAAATGATGAATAGCTCAGTAACTGACCATTACGATTGGGCAAAATTAGAAGATATTTGCAAAATTCCAATTAAAGAAATTGCAGATGATAATTGTATTCTTTTTATGTGGGTAACTATGCCAAAACTCAATGAGTTTATACAGGTAGTTACTGCGTGGGGATTTGAGTACAAGAGTTGTGCTTTTGTATGGGTAAAAATGAATAAAAAGGCTACTGATACTTATTTTATGGGGCAAGGTAGATGGACAAGGGCTAACCCTGAGATATGTATTTTAGCTACAAAAGGAAAACCCAAAAGATTGTCAGCAGGGGTTAGACAGTTAATAGCATCTCCAATAAGAAAACATTCACAAAAACCAGATGAAGTTAAAGATAGAATAATTAAACTTGTTGGAGATTTACCACGCATAGAACTCTTTGCAAGAGAGAAAACAGAAGGCTGGGATGTATGGGGTAACGAGGTAGAAAGTGATATAGAATTAACTAAGGAGAAACCATGACACAACCAAAGAAGGTTATATTGAGTGAGTTGTTGGGGAGTGATATGATAGAGCCAATGCCAATAAAAGAACATTTATACGGCAGCGATTACAACTTCCAAGCACATACATATAATGAAGTTATTGACAAATTTAATTCTAAAGACCTAGCCCCATACATAGAGAAGTATAATAGAGATAATGGATACTATCATAAAGATGATATAATTAAGATCATCTCACTCAACCAAGAATTAATAGATGGTGGCATGGATAGATTAGGGGCGTTAGATTTAGCGTTTAAAAGTGTGAGAAAACAATGAAAAATGACGAAGGCAAGTTAATGTATAATCTCTTCCCTGCTGATGTAATGAAAGAAATCGTTAAAGTATTGACATTTGGCGCCGGCAAATATACGCCTAATAATTGGAAGCAAGTTGTTACTGCGGAGCCGAGTAGATATAAAAATGCTTTGATGCGGCATTATGAAGCATATAGACTAGGGGAAAAATGCGATCCTGAAACAAAACTACACCATTTAGCGCATATGCTGTGCTGCGGAATATTTTTATTATGGTATGAACTCAATAAAGAGGAGAAGTAACTTGATAGGAATAATTGTTTTAATGGTTAATAGAGTAGATATAATAAAAGCTGAATATATTAAAGATGGGAAACGATACAGAGGATATGTTGGGCTTAAAAGTGACAACCCTGATTGGGAAGTTCAACTATGTGAGGAGATTTAATTAAATGGCTCATAGTTTTAGAAATTTCACAGGGAAGAAAAAAGGGAAAAGAAAAACTCGCAAAGGATTGTCTCGTAAACAACGTAAACTTAAACAAGGAACTTCTAATGATAAATATAAGGAGAATTAATTATGGGACAAGTACCTTGCGCATTATGTAAGCATCCAGAAACAAGGGTGATTGATTCAAGAGTAACCAAAAATGGTAGTATAAGACGTAGACGGCAATGCACATTCTGTAAGCAGCGATATACTACTTACGAAGTTACAAAAATGTATCTAGTTAGTATGAAAAAAATATGTGCCCGCATGCAAAGAACATTAGATTTCATTTTCAAAGAAGGGTTTAAAAAGACTCAGATTGCCAGACTAAATGAAGATAAATAAACAACCAATAAAGGAGGAGTTATGAAAAAATTCATTTTAACATTAACAGTATGTTTTGTACTCGCAGTATTTTTAGGATTAGCAAATGCAGGGGTAGAAATTAGAGAATTGTGTCCTAAATGTGGTGGTGAGGTTGGAACGCCTGTTCGATATTACAAGGGAAAACAATCAAAGCAATGTAGGGGGTGTCATACTATTTGGCTTAAAAGTGAAGAAATAGAAATAAAAGAAAGAATGTTTAACCCTATTTCAGAAAGGTATAAGGAGGAGTTATGATAGTATTAGCGCGGATTGCATTGATTTTAATGATTGCGTTTTGATTTGTCGCATCATCTATTGCATCAGATTTAAACCCTGATATGAAATGTGAGATGGAAAGTCCGTTTTCAATCGAGATTGAAGTGTCAAAAGGGAGCATGGATATTGAGTTAAAAGACCCTGACTTACATTTCTTAGACCAGAACTTCAATGTACGCACATCAGATGCAACATTATCGTATCAAAGGGCGTATGTAGTACCAAGTTATTCATATAAGAATTTTAATATAAGTTTGCTTTTAGGCTTGAGTGCCTTAGAAGCAGAGTATGATGTTGAGGGTATTGGTGTCAATTTGAATGGCGAGGGTTCTCCATCTTATGCCATAGCAGGGGATTTTCAATGTGATATTGATGCTCTCACATCTATTAAAGTGTCTTGTTTAGGTAGATATGAGAAAGTAGACGCTGATGGGGATTTAAACTTACCTCTTGAGAAGTGGACTAAACCTTATACATATGAACTCACAGGGGTTGAGAATAAAGAGTTGTTAGCTGAGATTGCGATAATTAGAAAGATAAAAGATTTCACTATTTTAGGTGGAGTGAGTTACTTAGAGAATTGGGGAACTTTAGATTATGCCCTGAGAAGTAAGATTGATTTTACCGGAATCGACCCAAGAGGAATAACTAATATCTCAATGAATCACGATTACGAGAACAAAGATAAGCTCGGTGTTGTATGTGGAGTTGAGTATAAAGGGTTCTTAGTTAAAGTAAATTTAGTCAATAAAGATGAAGTAACGGTAAGCGGCAGTTATAGATTTTAATGTATTAACAATAAAGGAGGTATGTCGTGAGTGACGCAAAGTTACAGCAAATGCAACCATTAGGTGATCGTGTATTAATCCAAATTGCTAAAAGTGAAGAAGTGTCAAAAGGTGGAATCATTATTCCAGAAAAAGCACAGAAACGCAATACTTTTGGGATAGTAATTGGTAAAGGAGAAGCAGTACAACGGCCTATTGAAATCGGGGACGAAGTGTTCTTTGATAAGTATGGTGGTCAAGACATCAAGGCTGCTTCATTAGATAGTGAAGAAAAAACAAAGTTCATTCTTATAGGCGAAGAATCTATTTGGATGAAAGTCAATAAAGAATAATATTAAGTAGAAGAGGCCCCTAAACACTAGGGGCCTTTTTCTACTCTATGGCACTACACATCTTTTGTTTTGTCGATTAAGCGATTAATCTTTGTAGAAAATGTAAGCAGTCCTATTGGTAAAAGGTACTTATATGCTTGCATAGCAACTTCTGGTGAAATCATAGTCTTATCGACTGCTGCTTCTATTAGCATATACACAAACACCACAAGGAATGTTTTCTTTCCCACTAAGAATTTTTTCACCTTGTTAATCATGTCGCCTATTTTAATCATTGTTTCCTCCTAGTTTTGGCGGAAGCTGTAGTGCTTCTGCGCTAATAAGGTTACTTAACTTAAATAAAGTATTGTTGATTTTTTTATACTGTTTATAATTCAAACTTCCAAATTCTCTGAGTTTAGTAAATGAAACGTCCTCTTCATCTATTTCGTATTTTTCTGCTAAGTGCGTAATAATCTTATTCAATGCTAAGTACTGTTTATAATTAAATGCTTTTACAGCTTTCATTTCTTGCAATAAATAAGCGCAGTCATTATTAGATAAAATTATTTGCATTTCTTCTGACATGATATTACGCTCCATTAAGGTGTTTTAACATAGATTATATAAGCTAGTATAAGGCCTAATAATCCCCATTGCAACAACACATGTGCAGCTACACGATTATTTTTTGTTGTTAACCCTTCAGTTTCACCGTTTCCAAAAACTACTGTGTGCATTAAATCTTTAAACTCTTTAATATCTAACATAGCAACTTTTATTTCAGCGATATCAATGCGCATTTCATTAATGGTTGTAAATAATCCGCCTATTATTTCGTCATGTTGAGTGCATTTTTCTGGCGCCATAACTTCTCCTTACGCTTTTATTTCTTGGTTTTTTTTTCATAACACTCTCTTAAATAAGATGGTAGAACCCTATATTCTTGTGCAGTAATTTCATTTTTTAAATTATAATATGCTGGATGGTTTGAAATAAAAACAAGATTCTCCTTTTTAAAATAGTGCCTATTTTCAAAACTGAGTCGACTTTTGAAATCGTTGCTTCTTACAGGAGTAGAAGTGACACATCCGGAACAAAAAACCAACACTAAAATTATGATTACTTTTTTCATCAGAAAAAAGCCTTTTTTACAGTTAAAACTGTCCATGTCGATGGCCAACTTCCAAATTGTCCACCTAACTCTCCCGGTATATGTGTATTACTATATATAACACCTCCAAAACTCACAGTAGTTGCACTTAATTCTTTTAGCATAGGCATATAATAATTCATATCTGACCCAACAGGAGGAGGATTTGAATTGTACCAATCCTGTATAAATCCATGAGGGGTTATTATGTGATAAGCGTCTGCATCAGACGGATGAGTTATCGTAGTCACCGCATTATAGGCAGGCGTGACAATATTGACATCAGTAATTATCATAGGAGCGTGCCCGCTATCAAAAACTAAAGCAGGGGTATCATCATAAACTCTTAATCCATAAGCTTCTCCACTTTCATCTATTCTTGGAGCAAACGCTTGCCAGTCAAATGTAACAACTTTATCTTCTGAAAGAACCCAGAAATCAGTATAATTTGCTCCAGATTTAGTATAATAAGAAAATCCACAATAGTCATCCGAAGCTGGTTTAATAGCAATTAAAGGAGGTCGGGGACAAGGAGTAGAAAAAGTTATTTGTACGCCATGCCAACCTGTTTGGTCAACTGTGTCAACGGATTCTCCATGCTCCCATAACGATATATTTGGATAAAGAGAATCTATTATTAAAACTACATCATCATTATATACTTTTAAACCATACGACATAAATTCTCCTAATCAAGAATTATTACTCCAATAAGTGAACTACTACTACTTACGGCTGGGGGACCTGAATCTGATTTTGCCGTCCAACTAAAAGTTGTTCCGCTAATACTTACTTCATGAGCTGACTTAGCAGCCTCTAATGGCATAGAAAAACCATAAACAGTTTTACCCGACATAGCTGCTATCGTGGTAGAATCTGTATCGTCTGCTGCCACTTCGTCAAAATATATAATCCTACCAATTAAATCAGCAGTATTCAATAACACATTACCACTTGCATCTTTTATTCTTAATCCATAGACCATTATGAAAATTTCCCCAGCTCTACACGCAAATTAGCCGAAGCGTCAAAGACCTTTATTACCTCATTTGCCCCATCTATTACGACTTTGCCCGCTACCCCAACTGTTATAGATTCATCTACATTAAGACTTCCAGTATTTACCTGTATTGCGTCTAATTGAGTTGCCGTTATTTTATCGGCAGTTACTGAGCCTGTATAAATATCTCCACCATCTATTTTAGTCGTATCGGAAGCATGAGCCCAGCCCGTAGCTTCTGCGGTACTAATTAATTCCCATTCTCCCGCGGTTATTTGGTCATCTCCTATATTGGTGGCACGGTACATTTTGTCCCCATCATTAGTGTCAATCCATAAATCTCCAACCGCTGTAGATGTCGGAATAGCATCTTGACGAAAGACAGTTATTCCGCCAGCAGCACTAGCAGAAACTTCTACCCAAGAGCCACTTTCATAGATATATAATTTATTACTGTCATTAGTGTCAATCCAATAATCGCCTTCGTTGTCAGCTTCTCCACTAGGTTCTGCATCCTGATAAAAACTTTTAGGAGGGACTGCATCAGCAGCTAATTTACTTAATACAATAGAAGCTGCGCCAATTCTATCTGCATTTATCGTTCCAGCATTTATTTTTTCGGCTGACAAATCAGAGATTTTTGCATTATTAATAATCGCATCTTTTATTTGTGCTGTTAAGGTTATTACCTCGCCGGCAATGAGTTTTCTTGCAGAAATAATAGCATCACCTATTTCGGCTTCTGCTAAAGGAGTAAAATTAACTGTTTGAGCTGCACTAAAATCTCCTGCTCCATAAGTATCTACTCCACGAACTTTAAAATAAGCTCTATCTTTTATAACAAATTCATCTCCAATAGAAGGTGTGCCAGAAGTCCAACTCGCTACTGTTACGACACCTGTAGCTGTATTGTATCCTGTAATGGTTTCAGATTGCCCTTCATAAACACCTGATATTTGCAGTATTATGTCGCCTACTAAGAAATCAGCTCCTAACCCTATTATGGTAGCATCTGTCATTGTAGTAGCGTCAGCAGCATCAGCCACAGCGTCAACAGGGGCATTGCCTTGCACAGTTGCTTCGGTTCCTGATACTTTAGACTCTAAAGCTTCTTCACCTGCCCATGCATTAGTAGCAGATTTGTATACTTCATAATAAAGTAAATCCACATCAGCGGAGTCTGTCCATTCTAATTTAGCGAAACCAAACCATTGAGTGTTTGTAACTGTAGGTGCAGCAGGTGCGGCATTTGTAGGAGTGGTACTTACAGCATTTGTCGAATAGTTGCCTGAACGATCATATACTTTAATATAATATGTTCCCGTAGCGCGAGAAGCAGGTGTTACAATAGTATAATTTGTTGCGCTACCTCGCCAAATTAAGTTCCCGTTTTGTACTCCCCAATTAGCATCTTCTGTTCTTATTTCATACCCTGCAAAGTCACCATTAGTATTTTTATCCCAAGTAAATTTTATTTCATCAGTAAATGTATTAGCGAAATTTGTTACATCGTCAGGAGCAGTGCTTTGTCCACCAATTGCTATTTCTGCTGATTCTGCGCCACTTGATTTTAAACCTTCTTTATTAACAGTTTTGATTTTTACCCAATACGATTTACTTGCTTCTACAGGGTCAATTGTAAATGAAGTTGCTTCTGCTGAAACTAAATTATAATCTTCATAAGTCCCCCCTGCCTCTTTTTTGAGCTGTATAAGTTGAGAAGCTAATAAATCTTTATTCGTAGCAAGAGCTGTCCAAGATACTTCAATAGTTGAAACGTATCGGCCATCTTTATCAAGATAACCTCCTTCAGATACTTGAACATCAGTAACATCACTTAAAGCTTGCCAAGGGTTAGGGGGAGAACCATAATCCCAATCTTCAAAAGAAGATCCATACGTATCGTTTAATACACTAGAATTATATGCTTTACAAGAAAGTTTTATTTTACTTCCATTTTGAGCTTCGTCCATTTGAATAACTCTAAATGTAGCAGCAGTCCAATCAGGACGTGGATGTGTAACTGTAATAATATCTCCCGGCTCACATTGAAGTCCGAAATAACCTGTTTCAAATGTACAATAAGCGTCATTTAACTTTGCGTCATATAGAATTTTTTTCGCAATACGTGATGCTTGTGATTGCCTCATAATCCCAACTAACGATACTGTTTGTTCTTGTACTCCATTTTCTTCTTGATCTATTTCATTATCAGCAAAAGCAACTCTTTTAGCATTTTTTCTTTCTAATGGAGAAATCCATTCAACACCTACTTTATTCGGTGTTTCATTAGATTTGCCATAACCGTATATGAATGTATCAGTAGCACTTTTTTCTGAAGTAAGAGTTATATTGTCAGTATTAAATGCTTGAACAACAGTTTCACCTTCTTGCTCAACAATAAGTTTATACGTTGAACCACTTGATATTAATCCGCCATTAAAAGTAGACAGCATCATTTGAAGGTTATCTAAGACAGGTCTTTTTTGATCTATTGCTATATCTAATTCATATCTCGCTTCAGTTCCACCTGCACCATCATCTATTTTTTCAGCACAAACATCGTATGCTTCTCCAAATGAAGTAGAATCTATATTAGTTGAAGATAATCCTGCACCACCTAATTCTTTATCTAAAAGAAGGTAATCACGCACTATAGCAGCAGGGTTTTTTGAAGATGTACCGCCACTCCATGTTGATCCATTCCACGTTTGAATTTTTCTTGCTGTTACTTCACCTGTTATGATTTGTACTTGTTTTAAATCTTCGGAAGATTGCGCTGTTAAAGCTATATATGCTATTCCTCGAAGCCCTTTTACATCGCCACTAGCTCTATCATCAGGCGTTTGTGTTTCTGTCCCAGTATAAACAGTAGCAGAACACCCTGTTAAATCTCCTATTGCGATATCGTTTATTTTAATATTTGATATAGATGAAATTTCTCCTATAGATATCCCTATAAAGTAACTAACTGTCTCAGCTGGATCTGATTGCCATATTATATTACCTGCGACCACAAACGACCCTCCATATACAATAGGAACAACTCCTTCATTAGACCATGTATTTTCAAGAATATTTTTGTTGTATGATGTACCTATATCTGCTTTAGGTATAGGACTCATCGCTACTCCAACAGAATAACCTATAGCAGCATATTGAAGAGCCATCCATATAGGAAATCCTCCAACAGGAGTTAAAATAGCACCAATAATAAATCCTGCTACAGCGCCAATAGAAGGAAGATGTTTTCTTCCACCGGGAGGAATAATAATAGATGTTTTATTTTGTGTTGAAATTCCACCTACATAACAGTCACGCCACCTATCATCAATTCTACTAATACAACTACTATGTCCTTCTGGTGAATGTAATATTTTATTGTATCCCCGATACAATGTTATATGTAATTCATCTTCTATGAGAAAAATAGCAATATCATCTTCTTTAAGTTTTTCTATAGGAATTTTTTCTATGAAACTATTAATCCATTCAGGATTATTTTTTGTTTTGTCAATAGCAACTTGAGTATCTTCTGGGATTTCGACTTGTATCTTTTTCTCTTTAGATAAATACTCTGCTACAAGCCCCATACAGTCAAAACCTTCTTTAAGGTTTCGGCCATTTAATTTCCAAGGAACTCCTATGTATTTATTTTTCACGCTAAGGCATCCTTTTTAAGAGGAATTGTATGAAAACCTCTGTAATTAGCTGTATTTGAATAAGTATCATCGCAAGTATCAAGTGCTTTATCGCAACCTCTATATATAGTATATCTATCATTAGCTGAAGGAGTTGTTGTAAAAGCATAATCTAATGTTACTACACCTGCAGCAAAATCAAGTACTTTTCTTTTCTGGCTAATTCCATCGCCAGAAGTAATTTCTATTTCGCCGTAATTCCAATAATCATTTGCTTGACTTAAATTAGTATCTGTTATTGTTGTTGTAGTAGCAGAATCACATCTTCCTGAATATTTGTTAGCAGCAGAATCTTTATCAACACCACAACGAGTGCTACCAAACTTTGTATTACAATTTATTTGATACATCCATCCACATTCAATATTAAGAGAACCTAATGAAGAAACACAACTAATTTGTGCTTTTTGAGGAGGAAATAATATATATTCTATTCTACCATCAAACACTATTTTAGCGTCATTAGCAGAAGTTAAATATCTTCTATCAGCCCATCTAATTACTATACGTTTATTTCTAAAATCATACTTAGCTGCGTAAGCAGACATTCCTTGATTTACATTATCAACTTCTACAGATACTCTATTTATTTCAGTGCTAGTTATTCTCTTCACCGCATTTCTTACTATTGCTAAAGCCCAATAACTTTGAGCATCGCTATCTGTATCGAAAAAATTAATGTCTTCTATATAATTAACAAAATGAAGAGTTTCCGAATCAGGGGATGTTTGACTTGATCCTAAGAAGATATCATAGAATTCAACAGGGTGAATGGAAGTTGAATTTTTAACATTAGTAATATTCTTTGAAAGGTCATAACTCATGCGTTGCCACCTCTAGGAGTGTATCCAGAAGGCCAACGTACTTCTTTAAAAGTAAGGCTACCATTAAGAAGTTGATATGCAAACAATTCTCTTGTCATTGCATCGCTATTGAACCGTACCATAAAATAGAATTCATAACTAACTGTTAAAGCAGTGCTTCCACCGGGAGCTGCACCATATACTACATAAGATTTTTCAGTAGCGAAATTATTTGTTAGGGTTGCCGATACAGCGCTTCCAGCGACATAAGCAGTGAAATTAGCACTCGTATCTACAGGGAATTCATCTAATAAAAAAGTAGTTTCAGCAGCATCGCCTGTGCCAACACTTTCAGTAGTTACTTCGTATTCTTGAGATATCTTAATTAAAAATACTCCTTCACGACCTTTTTTAGAAATAAACTTATTCCATAAAGTATCCATATCAGTAGGAGAAAGATATTCAGCATCAGCATTAAATGTTCTAAGCCCTGAATCCCATATAGAAGCACGTTGTTCTTTTCCACTTATATACGGCGTTATTTCAGTTACAAAATTTATCCCTTCTTTCATACCAAATTTTATTCCACCAGTAGGAAAAGATAAAATATCATGCGCTAATGTAGTAGTAGTTGATGTTGACGTGGTTGAAGTCGAAGTCGTTGAAGTCGATGTAGTCGATGTCGAAGTCGATGTAGTTGAAGTACTTGTTGTACTAGTTGAAGTAGTGCTCATGCGTACCTCTTTATTGTATGTCGAAATGGTGTATTATATATTATTGAAGCTTGATTATTAGCGTCTACTATATCTATATTTTCAGCCATAGCGTCTCTAAAAGATTTAACATCTATTGCATCAATATAATAATTATTTGTTACATTACCACCACCTTCGTTAGGTGTAATTCCCTGATTGATTGAATTAAGTCCTTTTCGACCTAACGCCGCCATGCCAGTACGATTAATATATCCTTCTCCATCGTGGGCCATAACAGGGACAGCACCGATATCTCCACCAAAAGCACGACTTGTAACTTTGCCGCCGAACCTTTTCATATCGATTAAAAGATTTGAAACTGCTGCTGCTGATGTTGAAGCTGTATTTGCTACACTTGCTGCTGCACTTGTGGCTCCACCTCCACCAAAAACAGTGCCTATTATATTTTTAAATCCAAGGTTCTTAAGCCCTTCAACTACTACTAATTTAGCAATAACATCAGCAAGAACACGTAAAACTGTTTTTCCGAAACTCCTAAAATAATCTTCTAAACTATCTAATTCACCTGTCATTGCATCAAAGAAGAAATCGCTGAAATTCTGCGTCATAGCTTTAGGTAATTTAACAGCTAAAGTAACCAATTCTTTTCGCCATCCATCCCAATCTTTGAGTTGTTTTAATAAAAGAGATTTAGTTTCTTCGTCACCTGTTTTACTTAAACCTTTCATCATTTTTTGCATTGCTTCATAGATTTCTTGAGTTTGTTTTTTAAATCCTTCTACATTTATATCAAGATCTAACTTACTATCAAGAAGTTCCTTTTCTATTTTTGCTTTCGTATCTTTAATGCCTTTTAAAATTGAGTCTAAAGTGTCTTGCCAAGTTTCTTGATCTATCAAGTCAAGTTTAATTGGTTTTACTCTTGACTCTAACCCTGCTAATTCAGATATAAAGTTAACGACTTCTACTGCCCAATTTCGCGTCCACGATACAACATTTTTCTGATAAAATAAATCTATTGTATTGCCTAAACTAATAAGTTTTACTTCGAGTTGACTTACCGTTAAAATCAAATACAACATTCCATTCCAAGTATCTTTTACTATTTGCGAAAAAGTCATAAAGTTGACTATTAAGTTTGTTGTTTTAGTATTAACACCTTCCATACTATCATTAGCTAAATCAAAAGAAATAGCTAATCCTATCAAAGATTTTTGTATTGATATAATAACAGATAGCACAGCAGCGTTTTGAGTAATAAAAAATCCCATTTCTTTTGTTACATCGCCCCAGATTTGTTTTAACGCATCTGTTTGATCAGCGAAGTCCATTTGTCTTTGTGACATACCTTTATAATTTTTATCTACTTCTTTTAGTATCTCACTCATTTCACCTGATTTCTTAGCTGAATCAGAAATCATTACGCCATAACGAGTTAAAGAACCCACGTTGCCGGTAACAGCTTTTCCAAACAACTTAAATGCCATATCCAAATCTTCAGTTGTAGATTTAAGATTCTCACTTCCACGAACCATGTCTAAGACGCGCGGAGTTATTTCTTTTATTTGGGCAGAAGAAAGTTTGAAGGTGGCAAGCTGAGCCATACCTGCTTTGATTTGATCTTTACCGAAAGTCGTTGTTTGTTGTAATGCACCTGCGTATTCATCTAAATTTTTAACTTGTGCTTTTGTAGCCATGCCGCTACCTCTAAAAGCAGTGACAAGTTTTCGATGTGCTTTTTCAGCTTCTAAGGCAGGTTCAATAATAGCGCGCCAAGCTTTTTGGAGTGGCCTTAATGCAAAATAATACAGCAATAACATGTTTCTTAATCTTCCTATTTGATGTTGAATGCCACCTAAAGCCAACCGCATCCTATCGCTCTCTTTAACAAATCGTCTCTTAGCATTAGTAGTTTTTTGAGTTGCAAGGCGCATTTTAGTCATTTCTGCATTATGTGCTAAAATTTTCTCTGAAAGTCTTTCAAGAGCAGGTGTCATTTTTCCGTTTATTGCAAGGTTCATTTCTCCGTATTTACTAGCAGTAAGCTTAATAGTTCCACCAAGCTTCTTCATATTAGTAATCATATCTTTTGTTGATAGAGCGATACCTTTACCTACTGCTGTGTACTTTACACCCATAGCCTCTAAATTCCGCTTCATATCAGTAGCGGCAGCACGAAATACGCCACTAGCTGTATCTTTTGCTGTTATATAAAGGATAGTTTCATTTTGTTTAGCCATTAGGTTCATTCTCCCTACGGAATTCTAATAAAGTATCATCTAAGAGTTCAAAAGTTTCAACGAGTTTGGCAGGTTGTTCTAAAATAGAACCAGAAAAAGGGAGGAACCCCTTTTGGTAGAATGTAAATAATCTTATATAAGCAAAACATTGAGTGCCTACCATTGACATTGGACACCTCTCTAATTGCTCACCATCAAAAATAAATGGGCTTAAAGCTTTATTTTTGCAACCTCTGTATTTTTGTTTATGTTCGTTACAAGTATTACAGTTTATCCCTTTAAGTAACGCTACAAATGCAAGTCTTAACTTTTTTTTTCTTCGGTACTGATACCACTAAGCTCAGTAACAAATTTAGCTAATTCTGGAAGTATCTCTAAAGGAATCTTTTTAATAACATCTAAACTTACTACATCATATTCAACTGCACCTAATTTACTTTTCTCTGTTTTAATAACGTACTCTTTTGCTACACCGAAATTATCTATTTTTTGAAGTGAGTAACGGATTAAATCTATTTGAACATCAAAAGCTAATTCAACATTTCCATCTTTTTCATTTAATTCACTGTCAGCGAAAATACGAGAAAAAATCTTGCCCTTTAAAATTGAATCTAAGGGCATCATATAAAAAATTGTTTTTGGTTCTTCTATATCTAACGCACTACTCCATGCCTGCACTTCACCTAATTCTATTGGTGATAACATAAGTTCCTCCTTTTTATCCTAAATAGGACATTTCTAATTTTATCTTCTGCCTAATCTTCTTGACAGTTTTATTTAATGAAGCATTCATTATTCTAGCGAGAATTTTGTTTCCTTCTAACATATCACCCTTTGTCACACCAAAAAATTGCCGCCTTGTTTTTGTGTGTTGGTTCACACCTTCAATCATATGATAAGTTGCCTTTGTTTCTTGCTTTGTATCTCTTGCATAATAACCTACTCTGTATTGCCCTCGAGCAACTTTTATCGGTCTTATTGCAGCTATCATCTTACCTGTACGAATCAATGCTTTCTTAGCATTAACTCCAAAACCTAACCTTTTTTTATCAGCTATAGTTTTTTCTGCTAAATGTTTCATCTGCCGGCCGTCACCTCTGTATCCTTTACGCACTCTTTTCTTCATGTTAGTTGCATAAAGAGTCGCTACAGATAAAGCAGCTTTATTCAATGTTGCTGTCATATCTTGTGGCACATCAAAATTAAAATCAATATCAATCCCAAAAAGTGGTATTCCCATAATTACGACGTTGTTGATGTTGTTGACGTTGTACTCGTTGATGTCGTTGATGTTGACGTACTTGTTGTTGTTGTTGTATCAGTAAAAGCAATACTTAATTCATCATCACCTGAACTCATATTCAATTCTGCTGTACAGTTATATACTCTTACACCGTCTCTGTCGCCTTCACCTACAATTGTATACCTTGCTTTTGGCATACTTAACACACATTGCAAATAATCAGCCGCAACTAATGTGATTGAAATAGCTGCCTCTGTTGTAGAATGCAATTTCCCAATAAAATCATGCGTAGCTACAAGCTCTGCTTCAGGGTCAAATGTGGCAATTGGATTCCTTTCTGTAACTTGAGAATGGTATATCCCTGTTGAATCTCCGAAATATGGCTTTGCGATTACTGTGTTTTGTAAATCTATTTCAAAATTGTCTATATACAAAGTATCAGTGAATACTGTGACTTGGGCATTCTGGAAAATAAAAGGCACTGAAGCAGGGTAAGTAGGTGACAACATAGCTTCATCTTCACAAGTTGAATATTTCCCTGTGAAAGTGAACTCTATCATTACTGGTTCGCCTGTCTTACCAATTATCTTAGCATTACCCATTGCGCCACAAAGTAGCTTTTTAACACCGTCTTCCCAAATTCCAATAGATAATGTCTTCATCGTATCAGCATCACTCTCAGGAGTGTATGTCGACGATGTACTACCACTTAAAGCTTCTTCCATCCCACATCCTTGCAATAACGTACCTACAACAGAAGTTATGCCTAAAGTGGCATATGGTGGCCCCATAAACTCAACTCTAAACGTAACTTCAGCTAATTGCGTTCCCGGAATAGAGTTCATTCGTGAAATGGTTTTCCTAAAAGCATTACGCTTAAACTGAGCTGTATTGAAATTAAATGTAGGTTCATAAGCTAAAACAGTAGCTTGTGCTGCCTCTAAAGTTTCAACTGTACCTTTAGCGTCCTCAACCTTTACTGCCATTTGACATCTGCGTGTTAACATATCTCCCATAATTTCCTCCTTTAACCAAAAACTACTCGTTCTCTTATAGATACTTTAATATCAGCACGGTGACATAAGACGTTTCCATACATCTCATTAGCAAATTCACACGTGATCGGGTATTTTACTACCTCCGCTGTATTCTCTAATTTAGGCTTATCTCTAAATGCCTCACCTACTAATGCAGCAAGAGATTGAAAAGTTTTTTCAGTAGCTAATGAATCATCTACTGCGTACCTTCCTATAATTAAAAAATCGTATGTAGTTCTTTCTGTAGCGTCAGAACCCATAACAGCTTTTTCGTAATTTTCTACTGTTAATTCCCAAAGATGTATTTTTCCACTTTTGACATTTTCTTTTTTATATGTATCCCAATTAGTAATATGCCGTTTATAATCGTGAACCACCCCTATACCAGAAACAGCTTCAACGATGGTTTTCACCTGTGCTCTAATCGTAGACATACTCATATTGTAGTACCTTTTATATTAACTTCTTTGTATCCCCCGGCTTATCTTTGCCTAGAAGGATGCGTTAAATAGTCTCCGCCACAAGGGAAAGTTAGATCGAGGTCTTTAAAGGCCATGCCTGCAGATGGTGCTATTTCACTAGTACCACCTTTAACGCCTTTGCCCATATGTGAATTGTAGAAATCCAGATATGTATTGGCTAATGCCTCACACTCATCTCGTTTCGAGAGGTAGTCTATTGAATCAGCACTATAAGTGGACTCAATAGTTTGAGTGTAGTATGCAGCGAGGGCCTTGAAGCAGAAAGCAGTTGCTAAATCACTAAACGCACCCAAATCTCTTTCATAGATCGTACAAGCTTCTTGATCTATGACATGAGCAATACTATACTTATACTTTAAAATGGCACTACTCGCAGGAGTAAATCCTGTGAGTCTTAATTTTTCTGTGTCAGTAGCGTCTCTATAAATAACCCAATCATTATCATCAACTAATTGAATTTGCTGATATACATCAACATCTACAGGATACTCTATTTGCCCGTAGATTTGAGAGAACCCTACTTCCCAATCCGAGGGAAGGTCAAACTGAAAAGTTGAGCCATCCCCCGTTTCGGTCTTAATTTTTATATAAGGCCTATCTCTATCATAAGATATCTTAGCTTTTTGAATATACGTTTCGTGATCATCTATTTCAAGAAGCTCGGCCTTATCTTGTAAGTTAGTTCTTATACGTCTTAACACATCACCTATTGTAAGATGTGGAGCAAGGCTAGTCGTAGTCGAAGTTGTAGAAGTCGTCGATGTAGAAGTCGTTGATGTACTTGTTGTTGACGTACTTGTTGTACTGGTCGTTGACATCCTTTTCTCCTATACGCTTACTAAGCTTTATATATCAATACTTCACATCCTGCTGATAATCTACTTATAAACATACCTCTTGAGAACGTAGCCGGTGCTGCAAAAGTACGTTCTTTTGTATATCCATATGCTGATACATCACCTAACTTCGCATATCATATTCTATGTATTTGCGCTTCGTCTCTATCTATTTCACATTCATCATTATCGGCAGTACCTATAAACTCAAACCCTAATACTGTCATTGGTTTATTCGATACTAATCCAATTTCTCTACATCTTATAGGATTCCCTGCTGTGTAAATACCTGTAGAAGTAGTCGTACTTGATGTCGTTGATGTCGAAGTCGTAGAAGTCGAAGTCGTAGAAGTCGAAGTCGTTGACGTAGAAGTCGAAGTCGTCGAAGTAGAAGTCGTAGACGTTGAAGTCGAAGTCGTAGACGTAGAAGTCGTTGACGTTGATGTGCTAGTAGTAGAAGTTGTAGACATAATAAATCTCCTTTATGTTTAACCTCTATTAGCTACTAGCGGGTGAAGCACCAACTACGTGCCAGTATGTTCCGTCACATTTAAATAAAAGACTTCCATAATCAGGAACATCTACATGATCATAATTAGCTCCGCCACCTGCAAAGCCTGCAGCGATTGTTACTTTATGACCAGTACCTATCGAAACAACACGAATTGCTTTACCCTTCATTGCAGCAACAACAGTCGGCAACGTAACTACTTTAGTTGTTGCAGTCATTGTCACTTTGTCATATTTCTTTAAATTGGCATTAGTAACTGTATAATCATCAGTCTTTGCTAAATTACGTTCTACAATTCTAAAACCTTTTGTAGCTCTTGAACCATAAGGCATTTTAACCTCCTGTTTTGTTTAATGGCAGTTGAGGAACTGCGACGATAGAGGTTACTCCCCAGTGTAGGAAAGTAACCTCATCGTCCTTAAACAAGTTGAAATTAGACTAAGCAACTATTCCTGCAGCATAAGCTCTATAATCAGGAACAACGCCACCATACTCATGTCTTACTTTATATCTGATTGTATCGTAAACGAACACGTTCCCGACAGTAGGCTGATCCTGTACAAGAATCTCAGGATTTTCTTTTCCATTCAAGAAACCTATTTCAATCAGTTCGATCTGCTCTTTCATTGCTGAAAGATAATAGTTATTCGTATCGCCACGAAGATAAGGAGACACTTTTGTTTGGAAAGCACCCTTCAAAGTATTGATACCATTCTCAACATTTTCAGGATGAAGCTCTGAATTCTCTATTTTTAATGCAGTACCTTGTCGTCTTTTAGGAACCCAAAGATTAGGACTATCTAATCCAATGATATCTGTAATTTTATAAACATATGAACTTACTGCATGTTGAGCAGCCGTTGTTCCCATGATACCTCTTACAATTGTTAAGGCATCGGTTGCAACACTATCTACTCTCATATACTCACCAAATATCTCAATAATATCTCCGGCTTTGAAATATTGGCCAGTTCCACCTGTTACATTCAAGGTAGTTGCACTATCAGTTAAAGGACTATCTGTGCTTAATGTTTGATTACCCTGTTCACCTTGGTTATACATTTGTGACAATATCTCGTCAATAGCATCGAAATCCAACGCATCAGTGCTATAGTTATTATGTGCAGCAGCAAAAAGAGCTGTAGAATTAGCTGTGCCGTCTTTAGCAGGCCATTTAACAGCAGTATTAATACCTGTAACCGTATAACCCATCATTAAATCAAATACGAACTGATTCAATGTTCTACTTGCGGCACGACTAAGTTTAGAAGGTATCTTTTTCAAGCTACGAAGATCATCATTGATGATTGCGCGTCTTGTTACAGTTACCAACCCACCCTTAGTAGCAACAGCGTATGTCTGCTCAGTATCAACAGGGAAACCGAGTTCTGGATAAGTAGGAGTAGCAGTATCAGTAGAAGTTCCTTGAGTCGTTCTTGCAGCTACAACTTCAGGAAGAACACCAAACCCGCCCCACTTAATCAACTCAACCATTTTGAAATCTTTAACGCCAACAACATTAGCAATCTCTTTCCATAAATAGCCTAGCGTTTTATACTCTTTCTGCATCTTTCTGTTAATCGAATAACCAAGCATATAACTAAAACTTCCGCTAGTGGCTTCCTGCAGACTCTTTTTTGAGTACTGGCCAACCACTTCAATGTCACCGGTTAGATTAACATATGCTTCTCTTAAACCTTCAAAAGCTTCTATACCGTCATAGTCAGCTTTTTCATCATCTGCTATGTCACCGTCAAGCATTAAATCAAGAGACGCCTGCAACTTTTCTACAGGAGCTTTTGTACCTTCAAAGCGAAATGTCTCTTCGCCAATATCAAAACCTGCATCACTTTCTACCAATTTAGCTAAAGTTGCTTTTTCAGCTTTAAGATCTGCTTTCAAAACTGCTTCAGTAAAAATGGTATTATGATACTTGGCTTTAATTTTATCTTTGATTGGCTGCGGCAATTTACTTTCAGCAAGGTGTGAAATTAAAATACCATTACATTCTCTTAGCGATTCTTTCTTTTCAAGACGTGCCATTTTTTTGTTTAGGCCATCAATCTTTGCATTAGCTTCTTTTAATGCTCCATCGTCTTTCTTTTCATCATCTTCTTTCTTTTCATCATCTTCTTTCTTCTCATCATCATCTTTCTTCTCATCGTCGTCTTTCTTCTCATCGTCGTCTTTCTTCTCATCATCATCTTTCTTCTCATCGTCGTCTTTCTTCTCGTCGTCGTCTTTCTTCTCGTCGTCTGGAATAGACTCAAATATCGTCATTACTTCCGCTTCTGTGAGATTCTCAAGGTCTTTGCCTTCGAGTAAATCAGGGTGGCGTTTCTTTAAGAAATCAAGCACTTTCTTAAACATGGTTAATCCTCCATTTTCAGTTTGTTGTGAAGCCAATAAATTAAGTAGCCGTCCGCCTGCGGCAGGATCGGTAACAAGATCAACCGAATCTACTGCTTTGATAGCACTAACCCATTCGACTGGTTTACCACCTACTAGTCTATACTGAGTTTCGCCACCTGCATTGATTGATAATCCTAGGAATTGTTTTTTACCTTTTTCCCATGTATTTTTTAACATACTCTTTAGCCATTCAACGCCTTCGTGTAAATTAAGATTTCCGGTAAGACCTTTAATGGTTTTACCTTCGTACTCAATTTCTTCATACTGTACGTTTTCTAGCCACCCTGCTATTTGTCTAGGGAACCCCGAAGGATTCGTTTGTTGTATAGCAGGGGAGAGATGATTGAAAAAGTTTTTCTTAAACTCATAATAACAAACTTTTGCACCTTCGAATAATGAGATTGTGTTTTGTAGGAGTTCTGAGGAATAGAATTTGCCATTCTTAGAAAGTCCGTTTTCAATAATCATAACTTTCCAAGATTTGCCACTCGTAGATGATTCTAATAACTTTAGGGAATAATTGCTAAAAAATGAAGATTGTTTGGTAGGTTGTTTTTTCTTGCGCTTCATATTTATTCTCTGCAAAAGTGAGATTATTCCTTTGCATCAACATATTAATACTCCACAAAGAATAAATATTTAAAAATAATTTGTGCTTCTATAAATATATTATAAGAACAGAGAATAAAAAAAGTCAAGTAAAATCTTTTAATAACTAATAAATAAGCTTACTTAGCAACTTGCGATAGTTCCCAAATAGAAGCTTTTGGAGTAGCTCTTTTTAAGTTTAATGTTTGTTTTAGCTTCGTACCCTTAAACTCAAATGTCTTAATGAGTTGCGAATTTTCTACGATAATTACAGCCCCTTTATCTAGTAAATCTATCCAAGCAGAGACGTTTTTATCCAAGCTAATACGCTCTACACACTCCCCTTTATTCATAAGTTCTTTGTTTTCACATAGTTTCGTATATGCAGACATACTACTTGTTTCCAAGGGATTACTCTCTAGGATCAATTGTAAGGCACTATTATCTTTATCTGATACAAAGATATGCCAATTCATCTGTCCACCTTTTTGCCATTGATGCTGTAAAGTGAATATGCCTTCTTTTATACATTTAACAAAATCAGTTTTCTTTACTTTTTCTACTAAGGCGTTTCTTTTTTCTTTTGCTTTTATTAGAGTCTTTGCTTCCCAGAAACGCATCTGGATCGGCAAACCTTCTCTTATACTTTGAGGAAGGGTGGAAACTCCTAGTGGCGGCATCCAATCTTCTTCGATAGCTTCTTTCGAGAGCACCATAGGCTTTTGGGTTATTGGAAGTATCATTGCCCATTGTTTATCCCTCCCATACTTACATACGATCTGTTTTGATTCTTGAACTAAATCAATACTTTTAATGTAATCTTCTGGGTGCAATTTGGCATCTTCTACTATAAAATCTAAATCCTCCTTAAGTATATTAGACAAGAACACAGTCTTTAAATAATTGTCTTCTAACAATTTTGATGAAACATTGGTCTTTCTAAATAACACGCGCATACTTTCGTTTGACGTATGGCAAAAAAACTCTTTTATATATGCTTCTTGTATTCCTAACTCTATAAATACATCTTTATCCTTTATAAGAGTGTCTTTATCTAAAAATGCTAAATCAATGTCTTTAAGTTTATGAAAACTACTTTCATTCAAATAATCTGCTTTATCTTTAGCTATAAGCTCTAAGGCACTTGTGAATTTAGGCTTTAGTTCAGTGCTGATATCAATTGCTTCAGAGATTTTCTTAACTTCTTTATTAGAATCAAACATGAAGTGCGACATTCCATATAAAGGATATACCATAGTATTTAGTTTAAATATAGATTCAGAAAACATCTTACAAACATTATCCACTTCTTCTTTATTGTTTGTTATCATTATAGGTATTAAATTAATATGGAATTTTTCAAAGTCAACATTTTCTGTGAGTGATTGCGGAAAACTCAATTCGTCAAAATATTGCATCCGTTCTTTAAATGTCTTCTTATGTAGATCTTCTTTTTTATACCATAAGATATCTGATATATGAGCACACATTTTATCTTCTATTATTTCTATAGTAGCTTCTAGTATAAAATCATGGGCACTTAAATCTTGTACTGATTCAATTATATCTTTATACTTAGAAGTAACTTTTTCACCTGATTCAGAAAACATTATTACATTGTTTTGCTTACTTCTTTTATTTTTATGGATTTGAATGTATTCACCAGAGAACTTCTTCTGTGCAAACACTTCCTGTTCTGTTATAGACATTACATTACCCATAGGAGTAGCACCAATAAAAAACTCATTGAGTTTAATAGAATCTTTTTTATATGCGGTTTTAGCAGAAAGCCTAGATTTAAAATCCTTTATTTTATTATTGATGGTGAAACTTTCAAAGAACCACTTTGCTCTATTTGTTTGAATCGCGCAATAAAAATCATTTGTTTCAATTGCAATATTTCTATTATCTATTTCCTCAATTAAAGGCATACCCTTATTAATAAGAAATCCTCTTTCAGTAACAATTGACTCTAGCATATAGAGGCTGCTTAATTTTTGGAATGTATCTTTTAATTGTATGTCAGACAAGTTTTTTGCTTCGTTAAGCGTAATGTCCGATATCCTCATCGTAATCGCCTCCTACTTTTTTTCTCCCTTTTCGTTTCTCTTTAACTGGAAGTTTTTCTTTCTTTACAGGATTAACTTTTTTAGGAACATTTTTCTTTTTATCAATAACGACTTCATCTTCGTCTTTATCATTTTTATCATCATCATCAACATCTTCATCTTCTAAATCTAGTTTATCTATTTCGACACCAATCTGTCCCATGAAAGTGCTGAAAGCTTTTTTAGCTCCTTCTTCAGTTATCCATCCTGCATTTTGCGCATTAGCTAAAGCATCTACATAGTTACTTAATGCGTATGATGTTGTTTTCATATCTTTAGCAACTAACGGTGAAGGAATGATTACAAATGTCGTATCTTCTTCATCTGTTAATTCGTCATGCAAAATGGCTTGGTCAATAACAAATTTAATAATGAATTCTAACATATGCTTAACGTATCTCTGCCTAGTCTTAAGCTTCTTTAGCGTCGGAACTGACATCTCCAAAGCAGTTGCTCTGGTAGTTCCACCACCTTCACCAAACCAATGCTCAGGATACCCTGCACCACCGATTATTATATTTCTAAACATTGATGCTTCATTTACAGCGTCAGCACCTTCTAACTTAGGAGAAACTGTGTCCCATTTAATTAATTCGTTATGTACTCTTACTGAACCAGATTGCGGCACAGCTAAATTCTTAGCAAACGCTGTCAGTTCATTAGCTGCCATTCCAGTACATTCAACATCCCAAATAAATGTATTTAATAAAAAGGCTCGTTCTAATCTAGCAAATAAGAATTGGTCGTATCCATCTATCCAATCACAAAGCGTTAATAAATCACTTCTTCCTCTAGTAGCAGTAGAAACTGAGTTAATAAAGAAATAAAATGCTTCTCCTGTTAACTTACCAAAGGATTCAGATTTAACGTCATTATCTACATTAACTATTTCCATTTGAGCTGTAGTGCGTTCTCTGACATTCTTGTAATAAACGATTTTTTCTAATCTTTGCGAATTACGACGATTACACTTAATACTTTTCACTCTGGAAGGATCTAAATAACCTAGCTTCACAGAACCATTAACTTTATTAACCCATACAGGATAAGTTTGTTCTCCCCATAAAGAAAGCTCTAAAACTTTCTGATCAATGGTAATATCAATATTATTATCTGGGTCATGCCAAAATTTATCTATTATCTCTTTTACTTTTGGATTCTTAGCATTATATGAAAATCCGTCTCCAACAACAAAGTCTCTTGTTATTTCAATCATTCGATGTGCAATAGGATTAGAATCAAATAAATAAAAAGCGATTTCTTGCATCCTAGTTTGCGTAACAGTAGGCAAATCTCGTGGCTGTTCATTACCAGATAAAGACCGCCATTGAGCTTCTTCTTTGTTGATGCCTATCATAGGAAAATTCTCTTGAAGTTTCTTATTCAATGCTTGAGCGTCTGTTCTGCGTTCAGAAAAACTTTTTTGTTTCATTTCTTTTTTTACTTTCTTTACTTTTGCCATATTGAACTCCTTCTGTTATTATGAGAGTTTAATTGTATAATACTCATTGGTGATGTAACAACTTTTTCGAGTTTATTTTCTTTTTGTTTCTTATCTAAATCATCCCCAAACAAACCACGCTTTCTCTCTGTTGGTTGAGGATTTTTATTAATTGCAATATCAATACCGACTGCTTTGATTATAGGAAAAATATTAATAATAATATATTCAAAAGCATTTGTTCTATGTGTTGACCAATCATCAATATGGTCTGTGCGATGCTTATTTAATCTGCAATTTGATAATGCTCCAAAGAACTTCTCACAAGTCGGCTCTTTTGAAACAATTACTTTAGGAATACCTCCGTGCTTCCCACGCAATGCAGTCTTTACTGCTCTCATCTTATCTCGATTACTTATTTCTTTAGTCTTTATTTTTAACTGTCCTTTTGTTAAAGCAGCGTATTCTTGTATGACATTAGTCTTTGTTAATCTGGAACGATGCTTCCCTGCTGGGTCGCCATAAGCCTCTAAGTCACTTAATTCACCTCTGAAACCTAATTGACCGAGTATTCGAAGCATGTTTTCTATATGGTCTTTCGTTAATAAATCTTTCCCTGTATAAGAATGCAATAAAACAAATCTTTCAAAAAGCCCTAATCTAATTTTCTGACCAAACAAAATCACTTCTTCAGATAAACCAAAATCAAATCCTAATATTAACGGTTCATTAGGGTCATAATATAATTTAGTTCGTGAAACATGAACATCTTCTTTTGCTTCAGGATAAGACTTTTCACTATCTTTAGTTGAATAACTTATTTCTTGTTCTTGCTCCCATTCCTCTTCCGTCATAGTTAACTGTTTCTTCTTCATCCAATCTTCATCTTTATGAGGGTTTTGTGACCAGTGAAACCTTATTATTTTAAAAGATTTATTTTTTAATGCACGTTCTTTAATCTCGACATATTTATTGTCATTAGGATTAGACGGTGGCGTTGAGTTAACACATAAAGATTCTGTTGAATTAGAACATCCTTTCCACATTTCTCTGAGTACACCTTGGTCTATATGCGCTGCTTCATCAATAAGAATAAATTTATATTGTGTATCTCTACCGGCTTTAGGATTAGCTGAAGAACCTTTAATAACAGAATTAGTCGACATCACATTAAAAGATAGTTTTGGATTGTGCATTTTTAACTGTAAGAAGAATGGTAATCTCGTATACATAAAATCTAATCTTCCAAACAAAGAGTGATATGTCTTTCCAGTATCTTCAACTTCGTTCTCTTTTAAAGATATATTCAAAGAAGCAAAAGCGTTAGTAAACAATGCTTGATGAAGCTGCCACGCCATTATTGTCCATGAAACACCCATAGCACGTGATTTTTCTATGAAAGTATTATTAAACTTCGTTAAATCATCCACTAAATCGCAAAGATACGGCCATGGCTCCATAATGGCAATAGCCGGCTTTAAGTTTGGATTTATATAATGACAATAATTATATATAAAGTATTTAGGGTCAGCAGCGCATTTCTGATACTCAGAAATAGCAAAATCTTTCTGGTCAGCTCTACTGAGGCTGTCCCAACCCAGCAATATCTTCTGCGGAGAATCCTTGCTTTTCATGGACTTTTGTTTCGCCTCCCATTAAGAGTAGTTCAAGTTTTACCAATCTCTCAAATTGATTAAGATTAGCTTTCATTACTAATTCGCCATTATCAACACGCTCTTGAAATTTACCTATTACTTTTCGTACCATCACCAACAATTCTTTCCTTCTAGTCAATATGTGTTCATCTAGCATCGTATAAGTTTTATCTTGTAAAAATTCTAGGCGCACCTTCAAAGGTTTAATACTTCTTTTTATATCACCTTTCTCAAAGTACTTCTTACCAGTATCATAAGAAATCTCAACTCTATTACATGCCGCTTTTAAACTAAGCCCTTCCGTTAACGCTTCGTATAAATCCTCGATTTTGGTTTCAGGTAGTCGATACTGATATCCGTACCCTTCCTTTTTATTTTTCGGAAGAGTTAAATTTGCTAATGAATTTGGATTCATTTGTCTTTGTGTCATTACAATTAATCTCCTCTCTTTTTTCTAACAACAAAATCTATTCTACCTGTACGCTCATCTGCGCCAGTAGAAAATTTCGCTGTTAAGAATGCACTATATGAGCCTGCGGCTAAATCAGATATTTTATAATATACTACCGTCCCAGAAATACTCGCTGTAGTAGAACTTAATATTGACCTAGAATTGCTTTTTCTTTCCCATATTTCAACTAACCCTGAATTTGCATCAGGCGTTTGCGCTACATTCTCAATTTCCCATTGACCTCGCAACGTTACATCATCATTCACATAATATTCATGCCGCATTATTTCACCCCCTTTTTACGGGTTATCATTAAAATCGTAATTATACGTTTTATCTTTAAATTTATAATCATTTGTCTTATCAACAAAATCGTAATCATAAGTTTTTTCTACAAAAATATATTCAGCAGGAGCGATAGTTGTTGTAGTCGATGTTGTACTCGTTGATGTCGTAGACGTAGATGTCGTTGAAGTACTTGTTGTTGACGTAGTACTAGTTGAAGTTGTAGATGTACTCGTTGTACTAGTCGTACTTGTTGATGTTGTTGAAGTCGAAGTAGTCGACGTACTTGTTGTACTAGTCGTACTTGTTGATGTTGTTGACGTAGAAGTAGTCGACGTACTTGTTGTACTAGTCGTACTTGTTGATGTTGTTGACGTAGAAGTAGTCGACGTACTCGTTGTAGAAGTTGTACTCGTTGATGTTGTTGAAGTCGAAGTAGTCGACGTGCTCG